ACAATATGATATACTAAAGTATTTTGACATCCACCAAGTTTTATCGTTCTCTGCTTTTGCTGCAACTAAAGGTATTAATTGATTAATAGATGTGCTGACAGTAACAAGGTCTTTAAACATCTTACAGAATTCTATTACAGTTTTAGTATCTGCGTTTTCAATATTTTTCCACAATTCATTTGGTGTAAATATATCTGATTGAGGTATACCACTTTCTTTTGCTGCATTAAGTAATACTCCACCACCCATTTTACCGGCAGCTGCATATTTGCCTTTAATTTCTCCTTGCCATGATGATGGAACTGGTCTTGATGAAAAGTTTCTTAATTGAACTAATCCTGAGCCACTTTCAGATACAAATTCTATATAGGCATCTTTTGAATTTATTGGATCATTACCAATTTTAAACCCTTTAAACTTAGCATCTAATGGTTTACCATTATTAAAAACTTTACTATGGGGTTTTTGATTTGGACCAATTTTTTTTAATGATACACCAATTAATTCTTTTTTATTAAAGGCATTATATATATATTTGTTGTAATCTATTATATTATCAAAATTAGTCTTTAATGCATGTGATTTAGATTTAACCCATATATCAGCTGGATTCCATTTATCTGAGCCTGATAATCCAGTTTCTGATTTATACTTTGTAAATACTCTATAAATTTCATTAGGTATATTGCCGCCACGATAAAATTTATAGTTACCAAACTTAAAATCTTTTGCCATTTGATTAGCAGTCTGAATACATGAATAGAACCACGCTTCATCTAATTTTTTTAAACAATCAACTAAACGCCTATCGCATTCAGCATCTTTAGTATTTTGCGCTGTAATTTCTGTAATAGAATATATGTCTTTCTTTAATGCTTGTCTAGCAGCACATACATAGGCTTGCAAAGATTCAGCTAATGCTGTAATCTCTGCTCCTGCTCCAGATATTGCCATTATTTAACAACCTTTACTGATCCATCTGGTTTAGCAAAGTATGCTTCGAATGTTACTTGTGGGAATTCTCTTTTCATTTGTAAGAAAGCTTTTAAGTTAGCCATTGAATCATCAAAGAGTCTTGCTCTTTTGAAGTTACCTGTATTGAGATAGTTTCTAATGATAACAACTTTTTTAAGAGCTACATTTGAAACATCATTGATTTTACCAGCTCTTTCAACTCTTATCTTTCTCATATCTAAACCATATTTGGTAAAGGTTTTTAAGAATTTTTGTTTGTTATTGAAATCATTTCTAGCTGTGATAATAACTATTCTAGAACCTGGTTTTTTACCTATATTCTTAATAATTGCTTTTGCTTTATTAAGCATTTTTTCGATTGGTTGAGATTCTTTATAGAACTTATCAGCATCTTTGAATTGTTTGAAATCAAACTTTTCGCCAGCTTTAAGTTTATAAGTATTGAACTGCTGATTGGTTAACTCTTTAACTTTTTTGCCGTCTTTCATAACAGCAATTTTAGCAGTAGTATGAAATAAAGTATCATCAATATCAAAGATTGTTAATCCGTTATCTTTGAATTCTTTATTTACTTCATTTATATATTGTTTAAATTTTAACATAATCTCTCTATAATGTTATTATATAATAAAGTGCAATTAATGTACACAATTATTTTGTAACAGAATTGTAACAATTGTCACAGAATTGTTACAATTAGAGCATTAATATATTTATAAACAGTTATATTAGAATTTAAATCCTTCTGTCTTCATTCTAGAACCGAATGTGGAGTTATCAAATACAGGTTTATCATCTTTATCTTGGCCTGCATCAGATATATTTGCTTGAGCAGATGCTTCTACATCATAAAGTTTCATTTTAGATCGATCTACGCCAATCACAAAACGTTTATAATAAGATGGATCATTATACCGATTCTTGAGTTGTTTAACCATAAGTTGGCCAATGTTTTCAAGATCTTCGGTTGAGATAAGTGCAAACATTAAATCAACAGTTGCTGGTAGACCAAAAGATTCAGAAGTATCTTCGAGTCCAGGATCAGAGCTTGTAAACCCAGATCTTGTGGTTTGAGTAGCACTAACAATTGGTACTGCATACTCAACGGCGAGTCCACGAATTTCTTCAGCAATTGTTTTAACAAATGTATATGAATTAACATTTGCACCCTGTCTCAATCTTTGAGAGTTACAGATATTAAGATAATCGATATAGATAATATCAGGTAAAAATTCTTGTTTCATTTTCAACTCTTCCAACAAAGCTCTAAAATGGCCAGCATGGGCTCCGGCAGTTGGATATTCTTTGATGATGAGTCGTCCTTGAGATTTCTGCTTGATTTTATCTAATCGATTATCAAAAACATTCTTATCAACAACTTTTAATTCATCCATTGATAAGTTAAGTAGATTTGCATCAATACGTTCTGCAATTCTTTCTTCAGCCATTTCCATAGTGATATATAATACATTTTTATTATCAATAAGATTGGCTGCTGCAGTATGACACATGAATAGAGATTTACCGACACCAGTACCGGCAAGAACAACATTAAGAGTTTTCTTAGATAAACCACCCTTTGTAATCTTATTAAGCATGTCAAGATCAAATCGAATCTTTTCTTCTACTCGATGATAGAACTCATAACGAGAATCAGAATCATCAATATAGTTATGGCCTACATGACTATCAAAGGAAACACCCAAAGCATCGGATAACATAGAAGGAATAGCATCCTCAGATCTTTGTTTATCTTTGCCATCAATAATACCAATTGAATCTAGAATGGCATTATACACAGCTTTCTTTTTACAAAAAGATTCTGTCTCATTATAGAGCCAATCAGTATTAGTTGGGGAATATTCGATCTTATTGATATAATCAGAAAACTCATTGTATTCTTTATCATTAAGATCTTTACGATTAGAAACCTCAATGGCTAAGATTTCTTTTGTAATTGGTTTATTATATTTGTCAAAGAACTTCTGATATTCTTCGAAGATTATTGCTTCCTTACGTTCTGAAAAGTATCGTTTGTTAATGAAAGGTAGAACCTTTCTAGAATACTCTTCATTATGTAAGAGATTACTTAATATTGTATTTTCAATCCTCATTCACACCGCCGTAGTAAATTAAGTCGTTATTTAAAAGACCATCGTCAATCATTTGAACGACGAGATCACCCACACATTTTTCAAAGCTTTGTTTTAGTTCATGCTTAATACTTAACTCTGTATTATTTTCTATTATATCATAGTGATATTTTAAAGTACAATTATCCTCTTGCTCTAATAATTCTACCTTATCAAGTATAAACTGTATGCCTGAAAATTTATGATCAACAAATTCTAAAAGATATTGATGATCTCCGTATGGTTCTTTATTATACTTCAACTTCTGTATCATCTGGTAGTTCTGCAAGAGCTTGATCAATTTCATCATCAGTTACTATTTTACCGTGTGCAATTTGATAACGTTTCTTAATTGCTTCTTGGAAAGTAGGATCGGTAATTACTGGCATCCAGAAATCTTTTGTATCAGTATCTTTAATACGATATTTCTTTTCTTCTACTTCACCAGTTTCTACATTGACTTTTGAATACCATCCAACAGATGGCTTAACTACATGACCAGTTTCCATAGCCATATCTAATAAACCAGACCATTTAGACATACCACCATCAAATTTTACTGAGACAGGAATCTTAGATTTTTCTCTAACATAACGTGATTTTTCAACGTTAATAATAAAGTTATAACCTTGAAGTTCAGTACCGTCTTTGTCTTGTTGACGACCTAGAATAAAGATATTATCTGCTGAGTAATAAGAACCAGTACCACCACCAACAACATCTTTTGAATAGAGTTCCATAGTTTTATATGTATGATTAACAACAACCATTGGAATATCTTTTAATGAGAGATATGGTGTAACCATTCTGAATAATGATTTAATTTGTTTTGCTCTTGACATATCAGCAACTGATTTACCATCAAGCGCATCATCAACTTCTTTTTTAGAAGCTAGGTTACCGATTGAATCAATAACAATCATTAAACGATCACCACGATCTAGACCTTCTAGCTGCTTCATAATATCAAACTTAAGTTGTTCAACATCAGTAATAGGAGTATGCAAGACACGTTCTACATCAATACCAAATGAATCAAAATAAGACTGAGGAGTACCAAATTCTGAATCGTAAAAGAGTAGAGCCGCGTCTTCATACTTATCTAAATATGATTTAGCCATTAATAAGCTAAACGCTGTCTTAAAATGCTTTGAAGGACCTGCCCACATTGTTAGACCTGGCGTTAAGCCACCATCTAATCGACCACTTAATGCAATATTAATTGCAGGAATGGATGTAGGTATCATATCCTTTTTAGTGAAGAACTTAGAATTTTTAAGTATATCACTATCTTTAACCGTTGTATTCTTTTTAATTTTATCTAATATGCCCATGTTATTTCCTTATATTATTTCAAAAGCACTGCAGCAACAACTACCATTAAGTATAGTAGACCTATTGTTACAGCAACCCAAAATAGCCATTCTTTCATGTTATACCTCAATTACTGTTATATTTGCTTCTTCCAGTATTTTAACACCTAGACTACAGGATTCTTTCCATGTATCCTTCATACCAGGAAACTGCTTTTGTATAACTGCCTTTTTAATACCAACTTGTATTATACCTTTAGCACATTCATGGCAAATTGGTAAACCATGAATAAAGATAGTAGCGCCATCTAATGATACACCGTTTAACGATGCATTAAATATTGCATTCATTTCAGCATGTACAACATACTTTAATTTTTTTTCTCGATCATTTAATCTTGATGGAGTATCTTTTATCTTACGAGGAAATCCATTATAGCCTTGTGCAAGTATTTGTCCTTTAGTACCAACAACAACTGCACCAACTTTTGTATTCGGATCTTTAGACCAAGACGCAATTTGCTCGGCCATTTCCATATATCGTTTAGCCCATTTATTCATGACCTATATACCGCATCTTTAAGTAATCCAAAATGTCTTTCATAGATATGAAGAGAAGATACATTCCAATAGATTTGACCAGCCGGTACATTTAATTCTTTACATAGAGAATCAAGTACATGTTTTTGCCATGCCCAATCATTCTTATAACCAAAGACTGCATCATTAGATCTCATATAAACAAGAGCATTAAGTTCGCCGTTTCTTATAAGATATTGTACATTGTTTGTACACATAAAATCTGACATGCCATTTCGATTATAATCAGAATGCATTGTTGGACGAGTATAGATCATATTAGCTCTACGAGAATCTGGATTCTTTTTTAATTCATCAAGTACGTTTGTATATTGGTTATGATTCTCATCAGACCAAATACACCAACCATAATTAGAATTGATATAACCATCTTCAGTGGCTACTGATTTCCAGATTGCAGGTGTTTCGCCAGGTATATCATTAACATTAAGTGATTGTGATTTATACCATGCAAGTTCACGTTCTACATAGTCTTCATTAACAGTACCAATAATTGCTGGGTGATCAGCAATAAAAGAAGCATTCATAATCTCAAGTGTTTTTACACCAGTTTTATCAGTAACATATTCTTCTTTAACTAATTTTTGATAGAATGAATTTCTTATATTACCAACATATGTATTTCTACTCATCTAGTAGATCCCTTCTTGGTCGATTTAAGAAATCATTTTGAGGATTCTGGCCGGGTATACCGCCACGAATATATGCAGTACCGAAAGATGCATAATTAATAAGATCTAAACATGAATCTTCGAGGGATTCAAAGTTTGGATTATAATCTTTATCTGATTCCATTGCTTCTAGAACTGATTGCATACGTAATACTTTTGCATGCATAACATCTAGAATAGAGGCAAAGCCACGTGGATAATAATCTGCTTGTTGGATCCTAGAATTAGGATTTTGATAGTCGTTAGACTTTTTGGTTTGTATCTCAGCTGCTTGCTGCAATACTTTCAATGATTCTTTCATAATATCTCCTCAGATAAAATTATATTATAACAAATAATCGAATTAATGTACAATTATTCTTTTAGATTGATAGGATAACATTGCCCATAAGATATAGCTTTGTAATGATTATAGAAATGTTTATCATTATAAGAACTAGGTCTCCAGTAATCAAAGAATGTTTTAGCATTAGCTACTAAAACAAAAGACACTTCATAATATAATGCAGATGGATCATCATTCATTTTTGCTGCTAAGAATAAGTCTAGATCTTTATGGTGTTTGTTAAAGGTTGATATATTATCATTGTAATATGTTACCCATTCACAATTGCTTTCTATCCACTTAACTTCTGTAAGTAAGTTCTTTTCAGTTAATGATGCATCCCACATATAAGTGTCAGGATTTGTATAATCAAACTTTTGTGTATTTCTTCTACCGCCAAATATCATAACAGCCGCAGTCTCAGTTACAATACCACGTTTACAGTGTTCTTTTATTGTATCTAAAGACCGGCCTTTTCTATTTTGACTAGCAAAAATTTCATTAGCCATAACTTCAATATCATATTCAACTTGAACTTTTGCTACTCTATAATTTTGGTGTGTTCTAGCCTGATTACCAAGCTTAATTATATCACTTCTTGATAAAGCCATACTATTCGAATGTTTTACCAATTAAACCAACATTGTCTTCATGTGTTGGCGATGTCCATCCTGCAGGTTTTACTAAGTCAGGTAAACCATGTGGATTAGGTCTTTCTTCTTTAATACCAACTTCTTTTGCAATGTTTGCTGTGAATACTCTATCCCATGCTAAGTATGAATCAACTTTATATAGATCAAGTGTACCGATTGCAACAACACACAGATCAATTAAAGCATCTACTACTTCATCAGCATTCTCTGCAGATTTCATTTCATCAAGTTCTTCTTGTAAAAAGTTAATTCTAAATTTTAAGAATTCTTTTAATACTTCAGGACTCATCTTTTCTACGGCTTGGTTAACATTAAACTTCGCATGCATAACTGCCATATCTTGTACCCAATCTTTACTCATTTGTTCTCCTTCTTTCCTCTATTAAGTTCTTTTTCTAATTGACATGGAATCCAAGTACACTTAGGATCCAATGGTTTTTTACATATATTACATACTTTCATTTTATTATTATATCCTATTTCTGAATTAATGTACAATTCTTTTTTTCCTAAAATACAATCTCCATAGAGAAGATCTAGTCATACTAACAACCATGAATATAAGTGCAATACCAAAGCTGTCAAATATTGTAGGATGTAGACCAAACCATGGGAATGTTATCAACTGAATAGCAATAGATAAAATAAATCCACTACCAACATCAATAATACTTTCTAATATGTCTCGTTTAAAATTCATAAACTTCAACCTGCAAATGTAGAGGATCAGTTGCTATTTCTTCTTTATCTCTTAAGTCTATGAATGAACAGCTACTAACCAAAAAACATATCAAGAGTAGCTTGCTCTTCAGCAGTCCAGCCAAGTGGTTCAACAACGATTTGTACTGCATCTAAAAATACCTTTTCAAATTGTAAATCATAATCAATAAAATTGTGTAAGCCGAATTGTTTTGGAAGTTCAGGAAAGAATGAAATAACATTCTCGTTGAATGGATTACCTTTCTTGACATAAACAAATTTAATCTTATCACCATTACTTATTGGTTGATACTTACGTGTTAAGTTATGTTGTTTTAAATAGTAATTAAATAACAATGCACCGCGAACTGCAATTGGTGTACCTTTGCGATAGATTGTATTTGTACCTGTGTATTCTTTAATTGCACTAACAGATCTTGGAAATGCAATATCTTCTACAGATAAGTTAAAGAATTCTTTTTTGAAGTTTGTTACAAACCGATGGAGTGCTGCTTGATCTTCATGTAGAATAACTTTTAACGCTTCATGTAATTTAGATCTTACAACAGCTGGTGTGGATGACTTAACCATTTCCAAACCAGTAACTTTGATCTTAGGTTCAGCATACTGTACACCTTCTGAGTTATGAACATTGAGAACATAACGTTTCTTAGCAACCCATATACCTTTGTCAGCCAAGACTTCACGTTTCATAAACATCTTTTGTTCATACGCATTCATATATTCAGCAAGTTCTTTGTAGCCTTTGTCAATGAATGGTTCGATAATCTTACTACATGCTTTATCCATGTATTGAATCTTTTCTTCGGTAGATTTACCTTGGCATGTTGATTCAACAAGATCTTCAAGTGATAAGTAGATGGAGTCGGTATCAATACCTATGACAAAATCTTTATCTTCTGTTTTTAAGGTCGTATTCATAAACTTATTCAGTTTATTTGCCATCCATCGAATAGAAAGCTGACCTGATAAAGTGATACCTTCTGCAATACGCAGATCATAGTATCTAAAGTATTTGTTACCGACTGCACCATAAGCTGAGTTTAATGCAATCTTCATTGCCATCTGCAAATTATTTAAACGAGAGATTTCTTTGAGTAATAATTTGTCTTTTGTTTTTTCGTATTCTTGTTCTACACCAAGCATTTGCTTTTTGAATTTAGAACGGTCGGTGTACATCTTTTCCATAAGTGCTGGTAAGAAACCTTTGATATCTTTTCTATAACACCATCCATTTGCAGTAACTGATAAATCATTATGATCAAATGGTTCTTTGTTTAATAATGATTCAACATTCACATTGACTTTAGTATCAGTTAATGTTTCTGGGGACATGTTATATTGCATGATCAAATGTGGATATAGAGAATTCAAATCAAATGAAGCTACCCATTTATGTTGACCAACAATAGGATCTTTAACATACGCACCTTCGAATGCAGTTGGTTTACCATCATCTTCTTTCTTGACAGGAATAACAATGTTACGTTTCTTGAGATAGTTATAGATGATCATATCCCACATACGAACCGGAGAATACACATCATTGAAATTCATTTTAGATTCATATGCTAGAGTATAGAGTAACTCAATAAGTTTCATCTTATCTTCAAGCTGATCGACAAGTTCTACATCGCGTATGTTATAGTCTACAAATCTCTGCCAGTCTTGAGTATAGAAATCTTTGAATGTGTCAAAGTTATTTTCAAGTTTGTTTTGGCCAAGTTCTACTTCAGCAATATAGTCAAGACGATATGATTCTTGGTTTTTATATGTAAACTTTTTATAGAGATCAAGATAATCTAGAGTTGCAATACCAATAAAGTCATATGAAGTAATACTATTACCATTAGCATAGATCTTTTTATCTCGTATGATATTCCATGGTGATAGACGATTAGTAAAAGAATCACCAACTAAACGTTTCATACGATTAACAAGATATGGAATATCAAATCCATAGATGTTCCAACCAGTAATAACATCAGGAGAATTGTTTTGCCAGAATACAATGAATTCTTTTAAGAGCGCTGTCTCATCATGACACAATACATACCTAACATTCTCATTTTTATTATCATAAGGTCGAGTACCAAATGTTGTTGTCTTTTTGGTATTGTTATCTTTGACTGTAATAAGTAAGATTTCTTCGTTTGCCAATTCGATATTAGGGAAACCGTTTTCAGTTGCAGTTTCAATATCGATAGAGAAAACTTTGATTAATTCAGGATCATATTTAATATCATCAGGCCAGAATTCTGAAATAAATTGATATACAAATTGAGTTTGACCATGAACTTCGAATCCTTCGACACCTTTATATCTGTCAAGATATTCTCGAGCGTGTCGTATAGAGTCAAGTTTAATAGGATGAACTGCATCACCTTCTAATGTTTTCCAATCAGAAGGTTGTTTATCAGCAGTTTTGATGAATAGAGTTGGGCTAAAATTAGCCTTGGTTTTGTAGGGTTCACCATTACGATAACCGCGAACAAGCAATGAGTTACCGTGTGGAACTACAGAAGTATAAAAATTTGTCATAATGTAATTATATCAAAAGTACTAATTAAAGTACAATAATTTATTCAATAAATGGTTTAAAGTTTTTAAGTTCAAATACAGAAAAATCGCCGCTAGGCCATGTAATCTTTATGTTTTCAGCATTATATGGATCTTGTGTCCAACATGCAGGCATTGCAACACGATCTATTCTTTGTGCTGCGGCTTGCCAACCTTGACCATTAGGACATTCCCTTTCAGATAATACAATTCGTACTTCAAATGAAAATTGATAAACTAATAATTTATTGTTTTCTGCAGCATGGGAATACGAAAAAGCAGTACCCATTGCTAAGCACCATAATATGATATAAATTAATTCTCTCATATTAGATCCTCTGGATTAAATTCAGGATGTCTTTTCTTTTCTGGACTAAAGTCTTTATGCGGGTATGAAGCCACAATATTTGGTTCAAAAAAGATATTAAATAGTGGGATGTATCGTGAATCTGGCGGTACTTCTGTCATCCAACAACCTTCGTGAATGATTTCACCGTCATCAGTAATCTCAGTGGCATATGCTCTATTAGGAAATTCCTTTTTTGCATATTCAAATGTACAATCTTCGACTGTAATCACTATAAATCCGCCTGCATCATTAGGCATATATAGTTCTTTAGGAAGCTCTTCGGCTTTTAAATTAAAAACAAAACAACTGGCTAATAGAACTATGAAGTTCAAAGTCTTCATAGTTTTCCTCCGTGTGCTGAATATTCAGCTGTAATTAATATTTATATTACTTTATATCCCCAATTGCATCCGCTTGATCTTTGTCTTCACGGACCTCCACAAAGATTGGAAGAAATAAGCTTTCATCGCCAGTCTTGCTTTGTATACGAGCATTATACTTGACAGTAATAACCTTGCCTTCCACACTTTCCTTTGTAATTTTTTTACGATCTTCGTCATTAAACCCACTTCCTACATTAACTTTTAATTGTCCATCTTCAGACTCACATATCAATGCACCCAACATACCCTCGTACTTCCCGGTGCCTTCCTGGTAGCCTATAGCTCTTAGATCACAGTCTAATTCAGCCTTAAATTTAATTAAGTTCTTAGACCTCTTATTTTCCCAAATATGCTGTCTTGATTTCAACATAATACCTTCTTCACCTTGATCTAAGAACTTTTGAAACAATTCATTTGCTTCATCAATATTCTCTACATCATATGTGTGGATGCACTGGACCTTCTCTGAGGTGTTTTCAATACGGTCTATTCTTTCACTATAAGGCATAGGACAGACACCATCTACAAAATAAGCATAAGGTATATAATCCCATACTACAGCACGTACCTGGTCAGCCTCAGATTCACTCAGGGTGCCTTTAACTGCTTTATTGAGTATGCCATTACCAGTTTGGCGATCTAGTAGACCGTCATCACCGGCAACAACCAATTCACCATCAAAGACAACATCCATGAATTCTCCGGCCATTTTCTTAAAGTCATCTTGTAATCTGCCAAGAAGGTTTATTTCTTTACCATTACGTGATCTAAATTCTACTTTACCATCTCTTACAATAGCATTAAATCTCATGCCATCTAGTTTTAATTGTACATATGCTGGCCATGTCATCTTATCAAGTGTTTTCTTTTCCATCTTAGATGCCAACATAACAGGATATTCTGCAATCATACTTGGCCATACAGCATTAACTGTAGCGGTTGAAACACCACACTTCAAATCCTTAGCGATGATTAACTCAATAACCTTCGCGTTTCTTGGAGAGAGATTATTAAGGATCTGAGTGAGGTGCTCAATGCCCGCGTTACCAGTAACTTGTCGACTTTCTAATAGAAACAACTCTTTCATTGCTTCCATTATGCAGCCATGCCCAATAGGTTCATACTTTGGAATCTTACGTATATAGAACTGTGTAAAAGGATCTAGTGCCTTGTGTATCACAGTCTTGAGTACATTATTATGTACATGCTTTTCTAATAATTCAATCTTAAAGTTTCGCGAATTATTAGATGCTAATTCTTGTATGATATCGTAAACTTCCATATTAATTTGGTACTAAACTTGATCTCCATGTAGGATCTAATTTTATTTCTGTATTTGTTGTTGTATCTGTAGGATCATCAATAACATAATATTCTTTTAGTGGTTCAATTTCATAATTTGGCTCAATAGTTAATACTTTATATGATGCAAATACAAATATTAGTAATAACGTTATATCAGATATTATCATTATTCGTTTCATCTTTCATTTCCTTCACTGCTTGTTTCATGCTTTTAGCCATTTTAGATAAAATTGTTGACATCTGATCTAATGACTTGTCAATGTCAACATCTGCTTTAGCAGTACAAAAGCTATCATGTTTCGTAATCTGAGATTTAGCTGCCATACAAGCATCCATGTCTTGAAACTGAGCAACCTCAGAAGCGCCTTGTGATGTTACTAACATAAGAGCAATAATTGTATTCATTATCTAACCTCTCTAATATAAACATCATAGAACTTAGCATTTGCTAAACCACCGATGATGTTACCGCCGTAACCATAACTGCCTGATGCAATCACACGGCCAGTAATACGATTTTTGATAACACCTTTTTGAATAGGCTGACGACCTTTAACGTCAACTCTAAACTTTTGAGCGCTAGTAGAATTTATAATTGAAATTGCTTTACGAATTTCTTGAAGTCTGATCATATCGTCAGCGCTGTTAACGTCTAGTCTTACTAAAAATTTATCTGATGTTCTTTTCATAATTTTCTCTCTCTTTATCAATTTATAAGTATATTATACACTGTTTTCGAATTAATGTACACTCTTTTTTTCATATTTTGAGTACAAATA